CAGCGGGGTTTGGGCCATCAGTGCGGCGGGCAGGAGCGCCAACAGTGCGCGGGTCATGCGCACACCTGCTCCGTATCTATCTGCGCCTCCAACTGACAGGGCACCTTTGCCCCCACCGGAACAATTGTTCCGACAGGAAACTTATAATCAGGAAGCTTTCCTATAAACCCGATAAAGAACGCGCCCACTTTTTCAATGTAGACGTGGTATGCTCGGTGGGCCTCATTCGATGGGAACAGGATCAAATTCTCAATTCTATTGTCTAACTTGTCGTAGTTGACGTGATGAACTACCTCTTCAGGTGCCAACCGCCTCCCAAGATATCCTTCGAACACGAAAACATGCTCCGGGCATTCTCCCCGTTTTGTACAACGATGAAGATGCCTATCCTTTACAGGAATATGGACTCCACGATACGTGTTTCTGGATTCAAGAGTGGTCTTCCCATTCGAATAGTTTGGGTGCCTAGGACCAGAAACATAATCAATCAACGCGGTCCTTTCCTTCCTGGATCGCAGCTGGATTCCACCATTCACAATCCAGTCCTTAACCGTACTTGAATGCTTCATTCCAAGAAGTTTAGTGATCGCGTTGATGCTCATCTGCTCGGTAACATACTTTTGGTACAGCCATTCCTTCGTGGCAAACTCGCGACGGCTGCGATCACGTGAAACAATCTCGTGGTGAAGACAGCCGCAACTTTTGGTCCTGCCCGTTTTCAGGTTATGACCACGGACTTGCTTTTGCTTTCCGCAGTCACACTGCACCAAGTAACGTACTACATGGTCCGTGGACGAACCTCTTGGTACCTGACTCAGGACGGTTAGTCGTCCGCACTTTTGGCCCGGCTGTACTAGCATGTTATATGTTACCAAGTTGCTATCGCAGCACGTTTCCAAGTATTGCTCCCGGTCGCAATGTATACGTAATTGGCATCGTGGTCAAGATGAATGAATCATTTGCAATTGTGAAGATACCGGCACTTGTCAAAGAAGCATATATCGTGTCGTTGATCCCTAGCGTCAAAGCATTGCCAGTTGTTGCCGCTAAGAGTGGTACCGTAGACTGTCCAGCGCCGGGAGTGAGGCGGAAGCGCGTGACGCCGGTGGTGGCAGTCTGATCGTACACCCGCATCGTGCCTGTGGAGCCGGATTTAGCTACATCTACTCTGTATACAGGCAGATTGATCCCGACTCCAAGGTTGCCAGCATTTGTAACTACTACATTTCCCCCACCAGCTTGTACGGTAAAAGCCAGTTCAGAATTATTCACACCAGTGGTTACAATCTGAAGTCCATACCCAATAGCGTGAGCATTCGAAATGGATGCAGCATAGACATCATTGTTGGCGTCTACGTCTAGCAGTTGTGATGGTATTGTCCCAACCCCGATTTTGGTGGTATTGATATTGCCCGCCACCTGCAACTTGCTAGCCCCGTCGTCCGTGGTGGTGCCGATGAGGACGTTGCCCGTAGAGTTTTTTACAACCAACTTTGCTACTGGGGTGCCTGTGTTAATTCCTCCAGAAACACTTACAACGCGAAAATCTGGTACTGCCGAAGCCATCACCACAGCGACGGCATCGGCTAGCCCGCTTTGATAGGTGTTCGGGCCGCCAACAATAGCGTAGCCAGAGGTTGAACTTGTCGTGCCATCAGGCGTAGCGACGAAGCCTACGTGGTAAGTCCCGGCGTTGGTGAGCAGTAGTTGATAGTTTGCACTTGCCGATTCTGACACCTGCAACTTTATGGATCGGTCAGTGGTTGTGCCCAACAGCAACATTCCGTCGCTAGTCCAGCGCCCTCGCTCAGAACCATTGGTGGACCATGTGATGACGTTCGCCCCGGTCGCCGCCAACCCCACCGTCCCGCCACGGGTCAGCACGCCAGAGACAAGGGTTGCGTCGGACTGACCCACTATGCCAGCAGACGCCCCGATCAGCAGCGCGTTGGCCGTCGTGATCGACGCAGCCCCTGCCACAATCCCCGCGCCTGCGAGCGTGGCTGCCCCTGTGCCCCCGTTGCCCACGGGCAGAGTCCCGGTGATTGCGGTGGCCTGCGACAGGTCCACCGCCCCCCAGGTCGGGTCAGTGGCCCCGCCCGTCAACACCTGATACTGCGTGCCTTTGGCGAGCCTGCCAAGGATCGGAGTTGCGGTCGTCGCCACCAGCAGATCGCCGCGCGTGGTCAGTGGAGTGTTGGCGAGCGCGAGAGCGCCCGTGATAGTTGCGGCGGTTCCCGAGGCGTTGCCGGTCACATTGCCGGTAAGGTTGCCCGAGAATGTAGCCGTGATTGTGCCAGCCGCGAAGTTCCCGCTCGCGTCGCGGGCTACAATCGCGCTGACCGTGTTGGTTGACGCTGCGGTCGTCCGCGCGTTGTCGAGCGTGCCTGAGGTCACCTGAGACGCTGCGATGGCAATGCTGGTGCTCGCCGCCGCCGTTAGGCGCCCCTTGCTGTCCACCGTGAACGTTGCAACCTGGGTAGCGGAACCGTAGGAGGCAGGGGTCACGGCGGTATTCGCGAGCGTCGTCGCCACGGCGCCCGCGCTCGTCGTCACGTCCCCGGTAAGCGCCGGAAACTGCGCGGCCTGGAGCGTGCCAGTGAGCTTGGTCGTGGCCAGCGAAGTCACCCAGGCCGGATCAGCGTAGCTTCCGCTGGTCAGGACCACGACCGACGAGGCAAAACTGGTCTGCGTGGCCACCCCAGACGAGGCCACCTCGACCAATCGGCCAGCGGTCGTGAGCGCGGTAGCGCCGTCCACCTTGGCCGTGTTTAGGTTGCTGAAATTCGTGTTGATGACGGCGCGCGACGCGCTCAGCAAGTCCGTCGCGTTAATGGTCGTGATTGTGGCCATGTCGGTCTCCTAGTTGGGTGCCTTCACCCGATACGTTCTTGTCTCCGCGTCAATGTCCATCGTGCGGCCCGCTGGCGCATTCTCAGCGCTCGTGTTGTCCCATCGGAAGGGGTAAGTCTCCCAGGGGTAGGTAGCCTGCTCCCACGTCAACCCCGTGCCCGCATCCCAGGTGAAGGTTGCCGCTGACCATGGAATCGGGTACTCCGGCCATTCGCCGTCAATCGCCCAAGTTACCGTTGTCGGCATCGCAGTATGATCGTTCTGTCATCGATCCGCGCTTCACTCGTCGTGATGCGGCAGACTACCTCGTACTCAGTGGCGTCGGTGCCGCCGCTGATCCAGGCCGTCACGACGCCGGATAACTGGCTGACGACGCCCAGGGTGAGCCCGTCAGGAACGGTTACCGATGCCGTGACTATCGTCTCGTCCGCGCCCAGCCAGTCGGACCAGTCCCAGGAGTAATCCAGCGTCGCGTTCGGATCTTTCTCAATGCGTTTCACGGCTCCCCCTTTAGGGCAGTAGCAAGTTGAGGTCTTCGAGCAGCAGCATCTCGGCCGCCGTCAACTTCGCGGAGCCGAGCGCGGCCAGAGGCAGCGGATCGAGGCCCGCGATAGTCACCTCGGTTTCGAACAGCGGTTTCAGCGCTTCGACGAACGCCTCGAAGTTCTCAGGCTTCACCTGGATCGTGTCGCCGGTTTGCTCACCATGCTCTTTGATAAGCTTCACGCGCGATTCTTCGGCCGCCTTGATGTCTGGCTCCATTTTGCGGGCCAGGCGCCCTACGCGGAACGCCACGGGCGCGTCAAGATCCTGTGTCGCCAGTTTGCGCAGCACGGGCGCAATGTTTAGAATTTGCTGTACAGTCAGTTTCATATTCTCCCTACAACTAGATTGCAAACTTTCTCGATGTTTTCGCAGTCGATTGATCCCGAATACAGCGCGTGGCCGTAGGCGTTCAGGATCGCATGCTGGACCATGGCTTCATGGCCGTCAATTGGTTCTTGGCTTGGACGCTGCGCGAGCGCCTTGCGCTGCATGTACAGTATCCTAGCCTGCTTGTCGAGGGCCTCGGTATCGAGACCGACGATGCGCAACTGAGCCGATGCTTTCACAATCCAACTCACAGCATCAATTATTCGTGCTTCGTTTATGGTTTCTTGATCCATGCTTTGATTATGAGGCATTCACAATGACGCCTCCATTAAATACCAGCGTCGTATATGAGCCAGATCCATTAATTGTGAACGTTGCCCCGGACAGTGCAATCGTCCAATCCTGTCCCGTATCATAGCCTGACCCGTTCCAGGGATTGAACGCGCCGCCGCCGATTCCGCTAGACCCACATGCGACACCAGCTCCGACGAATTGGGCGGAAGAGTTGATAATCGTTGTGCCGTCCATCTTGTAAACGCCGAGCAGGTTCAGATCGCCAGACATCGAAAGGTTGCCGGATGTGTCCACGATGAATGTACTGTTGCTGTTCGTGAACGTATAGTTTGAGCCGTCTCCGCTTGCGTTGTAGCGCTGGATGAGGGTCGTGTCTGGGAGGCTAACAGTTACGGAACCAGTTGATGCTGATACCGTAACCTCGTTCGTAGTGCCCGTCAAAGCCGTAACCCCTGTATTCGTGACAGTAACAGCGCCAGTACTGGCAGATACGCTAATCCCTGTGCTGGCAGTCAGCGAGGTGACGCCGCCGCCAACAGTCGAAAAATCGACTTCCCGCCACTGCGGAGTCCCGGAGTCGTCGTAGTACCAGAATATTTTTCCAGCCTTGTACGCCAACCCGCCGTAACCGGAACTCGGCGCACTCATGGTGGCAGTGGCATACTTTGCCAAGTAGAGAGCCATTTCAGCGGTGAATTTGTAAGTGCGGATGCCGGCGGCGGAGGACTGTACGGCCTGGATCGCATTGTAGGCCGTGCTGTTGGATTGCATCGCCCCGGTGGCGACCACAGTCGATCCACACGTTAAAGCGCCATCAATGTTTACCGTCTGGTCGAAATCAGCCCCGTAGTACTGAGTGAAAGCGCCAGTGGTTGCCCACCCGCAAACGTTGCCGTCATTCACGCGAATGAAGAAGGCGTGGTTGGTGTTCGTGCCGACGTAGCCGCCCAGCCCGTCGTAGGCAAACAACTGCGCACGAATGGTACCGTTTCCCGATTCGGTGAATAGCCGATAGTCGGTCGAGGCCACGCCGCCAATAGTGGTGTTGCCGCGAACCGTCAGCCCGCCGAAAGTGGGGGTCGCTGCGGTGTGCAAGTTTTGCGGGGTTGAGAATGTAATCGTGTTGCCTGAAGGCGTAAGAGTAATCTGATTGGATGTCCCCGCCAGTGTAACCGAGCCGGTTAGCGTGTTCAGTTGGGTGACGCCGCCGCCTGCCGTAGACATGTTGATGTCTGCCCAGGCGGACCCGTTCCAATAGCGGTACGTCGCCCCGGATTTATGCGAGAAGCCTCCATACCCGGAGGCTGGATCGTTGGGGCTCGACGCAAGAGTCTTGGGGTAAAGAGCCTGATCGGTGGTCAACCCGAGAACCGCATAGGCACCGCCATTGGTCAGTTGCAGGTTGTTATAGGCGGGAGTCCCGGCAGTGATCACGAGACCGTTGAACGTCGGGGTGGCCCCGGAGTGAAGATTCTGAGGAGTTGAAAAGGTGAGCGTGCTGCCAGACGGGGTGATGGTTACCTGGTTGGACGTGCCGGCCAGTGTCAAAGCACCGGTCAATGTGTTGACGGAAGTCACGCCGGCCGCCGTAGCCAAGTCCACATCGAACCATGCCGAACCGTTCCAGAAACGGTAGGTCGATGTCGCCTTGTGCGAGAACCCACCATAGCCAGCCGATGGGTTGTTTGGCGTGGACGCTAAGGTCTTCGGGTATAGCGCCTGATCCAAAGTCACGCCCAGCCCAACGTAGAGTCCGCCCGCTGTCGCTTGAATCGTATTATAGGCAGACCCAGTAGCAATCAGGCCAACCGCCGTTACAGAACCACTGGACAGCAGCAAGGCATTTGTTGCAGCGGAACTGAGTGCAAGCGTCGAGAATGTTGGGGTGGCGGCAGTATGAATGCTTTGCGGAGTCGAAAACGTGATGGTGTTTCCGCTCGGCGTGAGCGTGATTTGATTGGAGGTTCCAGCCAGCGTAATGCTACCGGTCAGGGTGTTGAGTGCTGTGACCCCGCCACCAACTGAGGATAAATTCACGTCGGCCCAGGCAGAGCCATTCCAATATCGATACGTGGTGCCGCTCTTGTGAGAGAAGCCACCATATCCGGCAGCCGGATCGTTCGGGTTGGAAGCCAATGTCTTAGGATAAAGCGCTTGGTCAGTTGTGACCCCCAAACCCACATAGACACCGCCAGATGTGGCTTGAATCGTGTTGTACGCAGAGCCTGTAGCGATCAATCCGACCGCTGTTACGGAACCGCTGGACAACAAAAGCGCATTCGTTGCGGCAGACGACAGGGCAAGGGTTGAGAATGTTGGTGTTGCGGCAGTGTGAATGCTTTGCGGGGTCGAAAACGTGATGGTGTTTCCGCTGGGTGTGAGCGTGATTTGATTGGAGGTTCCAGCCAGCGTAATACTGCCGGTTAACGTGTTAACTGCCGTCACCCCGCCGCCCGCCGTCGACATGTTGATATCGGCCCACGCTGACCCGTTCCAGTAGCGGTAGGTAGATCCGCTTTTATGCGAAAATCCTCCGTAACCACTAGCCGGGTTGTTAGGGTCAGACGCAAGCGTTTTGGGGTAAAGCGCTTGATCAGTAGTAACCCCAAGCCCAATGTAAATACCGCCAGTCGTTGCCTGGATTGAGTTATATGCAGACCCAGTAGCAATGAGGCCGACAGCCGTAACAGAACCGCTGGAAAGCAAGAGGGCGTTGGTTGCAGCGGAGCTAAGAGCAAGAGTTGAAAATGTCGGGGTGGCGGCAGTGTGAATGCTTTGCGGCAGCGTCAGCGTAAGCGCTCCTGAAAGAGCAGACGTGCCGCCATTCACAAGAACCTGATTCGATGTACCGGCAACGGTAGTCAGCAGATCTTGGTATGCCCCGCCGTGCTGTGAGATCTGGAATTTGTTCGACGTGCTGTCAAAATAAAGGCGACCCTGGCCGGAACTCGATAGCCCAGCGTTAGCAGCGCTGTCTCCAGTGAGCGTGAAAGACCTGGTACCGATCAGGTAACGCGCGGTTACGCCGCCACTGGTGGCCTGGATTGCGTCAGTGTTCGTAGAGGATGCTGCATAGCCAGCCGCGGCAATCGAACCAGTAACCCCAATGGCATTGCTTGCCGAGGAAGTGATAACCAGAGTTGCAAAGGTTGGCCCGGCGCCAGTGTGAATAGACTGCGGAAGGCTTAGCGTCACTGCGCCCGTGCTCGCGCTTGCGTTGACCTGGTTTGCCGTCCCCGTAATCGAGGTGACGCCAGCGCCGATTGACCCAAAATCGACCTCTCGCCATTGTGGCGTCCCGGAATCGTCGTAGTACCAAAAAATCTTGCCCGCTTTGTATTGCAGCCCGCCATACCCGGAGGTTGGCGCGGTCATAGTCGCAGTGGCAAATTTTGTAAAGTAGTACGCCACCCGACTCAATAGCCGATCCGCTACTACGCCGCCTTGTGAGCCGATGACCTCGATAGCGTTGGTTGCCGTGGAATTGGCCTGGATTGCGCCGGAGACGATCCCGGCATAGGTAGAGGCGTCCTGCTTCACCGTAAGCGCCGTAGCGGTCCCAGAGAGCAGTAAGAGCGGTTTGTCAATTACCGCCGCGGTATAGGTCCCGTCGTAGTAGAACGAAACGGTAGATCCAGTAGAAGAGTCAATATCGCGGAGCGTGAGCTTGCCATCCGGCCCGATCACCGCGAGAGAATGACCGCTTGAGTTGTGCCACTCGGTCAGATTGTTTGATTGCGCGGCTGCGCCCCGGATAACTGTCGTGATCTGTGCGGCCTGGTTCCCGACGATCCATAGCCGCGGGCATTCCAGGATTTTGCTGGTGTCGTTCCACGTCAGGAGGGCGTCATCGTCCAACGTGGTAGCGGATGCCGCAAAGACAACGCGACCAGCCGTCAATCCGCTGATTTCGGCGGGGACCAGATCTGTCCAGACACGCGCGCCCGCAGAAGTGGTTAGCGATGTTTCCCACTTGGTCGAGGTCTTGTTGAATCGGAGAAGCGCCCAGTCATTGGTAAGTGCGTTGGCGTCGCTGGCCTGATAGCTCGTGGAAGCGCCCGCATAATCATAGGCCGCGAAGAAGGCGTCGCCCATGACCTTCCCGGTGAATAGGGCATCGCCGTACCCGAGCGTGGTTCTCGTTCCGGTAGCCAGGATGCCGGTCTGCGCCGTGCCGCCTTCCGAGATATTGAGGAGCGCGTTGTCAGACTGAAGCTGGAAGTATTGGTTACGGGTTCCGGCCTCGGTGATGTAGATCTTGACCGAGGAGGCTGTCCCTGTGCCCTCGCGCGCCAGTAGCGCCGCGTTGCTGGCGTTGGCGAACATCGGGATACCGGCCTTGGAAGCGGAGGAAGCGTCTGGGGCAAACTCGCCAGCGTGCCCGCCGTCAATGATGTTTCCGCCCACATAATTGATGTGACTGGAGCCCCAGCCGCCACCGCTCTCGATGACGCAGTAGGCCCCGCCCAGTGTGTAGGTGATTCGGTTTTGGGTGACGACGTTTCCGCTGGGAACGGTGCTCCCTGCGTAGATCAGAATCGGCTGAGTTGCGTAGTTGCTGTGCTCAATCCGGTTGCCGCGAACGATGCAGTCAGTGGCATTCGCGAGCACAATAGCGCCGTACAGGCACCCGTCAATGAAGTTTCCCTCGATGACCACATTCGCTGCGCCACCGTTCGCGCTGCTGTCCCCTGTCTGAATACCCTTTCCGAACGAGGCGTTACAAGAAATGTAGTTCGACGAGATGACAGAATCACGAACGCCGTCGAGGTCCATGCCGCCGCCGTAGACGTTTTTGGCGCTGTTCCCTGTCTGCGTTCCGGTAACGTACCCGGCGTTATCGTAGGCGACTCCGTAGATGCCGCTTGAAGTGCTGTAGGCCGCAGCGGGAGAGTCAATATCGGTCGTGTGAACGTACCCGACGTAGGACACAGAATTACCGACCACCGCCACGTTCTGGACGTTTCCGACCATCGTGAAGTCGCGCGCAACATACTCCCCAGTGTTGCCAGTAATGGTAATGTCCGAGTGCTTGACGTCGAAAGCATCCGAGTGCATCCAGATGCAATTGCCTGTCTGGCGCCGGAACGAATTCCCCGAAATGACAATGCCGCTTGCCGCGTAAGGGCTCGCTCCGGAACAGATTCCTTTAATGAATACCCCGCCCGTCCAGGAACCATAGGCAGTGTCGCCCGCGTCATACTTCCACAAATGCGGGCGGTTGTTTTCGAACGTGTTGCCGATGATCTTCCCGCCGCGCGTATTGGCCGTACGAACGTCCACAAAGACGGCATAACCGCCAGTGTGCGTGATATAGCAGCCCTCGATAACGAAGTCGTTTGCGCCAGGCTGGACCCAGATCGAAGTGTCTGCCGTCAGCGTGTTGCCGTCAGGATCAAATCCGCCCTCGTTCCCGGTAATTGTGGTAGTGGTGGTGACGTCTCCATCTATCGAGATGTTCCTGACTCCAGCGCCTACACCAGCCAAATTGATCATTCCGGTTTGCGCCGGAAGGCTTGAATGACGTTTGAAGATCGTCGTCCGGTTGTCGCCAATGAGAACAACGCCGGCCGGAACGGAAATGTCTGTCGTGAGGTAGGTTCCGGTCGGAAAGAAAAGCTCTCCGCCCCCCTTGGACGCAATTGAATCAATAGCGTCCTGAATGAGTGGTGCCAGGTCGTCGGTGTTGGCATCCGTCCTGACTTCAGTACGCTTGGAGTCATTCGGAAGCCAGTTAAGCACAGATGGCCTGTCGCCTAGTGTCTGCAACACAGGCCGCGTAGTGGCGTCGGTGAATGGAACGCTAGGCATATTCTATTGGCCCCTCAATGTGCTCTCCAAGGGTTCCTGCGCTGCCAAATAGATAAATCTCCCGGATTGGAGTTATGCTCTCGAACGACTCAAACCCGCCTCCATCCACAGTGAACACCGCAACCAGTAGCGTTTTTTCGCTGTAGTTGGTTACTTCCACACCCATATCAAACTCGCCTGTCAGTTCGGAGTTGTTCAATTGGTCGGAGTCTTGAATCACCTGCCAAGTAGGCTCTTCGATAATGTAACGAGAGGAACTGTCGAGCACATCCAAATGGGATGAATCACCCTCCAGCCAGTGCGTATCGGCGTCGTTTTTTCTGACGCGAAATAATCCGCCTCTTCCGGCGCCAGAAATGACGCGAAGCAGGTAGCCTACTTCCGCATCTGGTGTCATTCCGCCTACGGATAGCGAGTTATCCCAGTTCACATCGGTCAGGTATCGCCCGTCCGCGTCCCATCCCACTGTTGGCTTTGCTCGCATCACGAGCACGTCTCCGGTCGCCACTGTTGACGCCGGATTCGGGCTCACGGTCAAGGTATCGGCGGTATTGCTGCTCACCGTGAAGTTGAGCACGGGCAATGCCGCGCCGCCGTCTTTGGCGATGATCGAACAGTCGTAATTGGCCCATTGGTTAGTGGTCCATCCCGCGCCCGTGACGGTGATAGTATTCGCGCCTGTCGAGGATACGGCAATGCCGAACAGCCCGGAGTGCAGAATCCGTTTCATCTTGACCCGCATCCGGTCGAACTCTACGTCCGGACATCCGATGTCGCGATACCGGAAAGCGGTGATGGTGATGCTCGACGGGGTGCTCGCCGCGGTCCCGTGATAGGTGAGGAGGTTCGGGGTATCGCCCACGAAAACGCGGTATCCGGATGCTCCGGCCGGCCAACTCACGGTGGGCACGGTGATCGTGTTCAGGTTGGATGCGGCCGAAACAACCACCTCGCACGCCAGCGAAGGCGGAGAAAGCCTCCCGTCGCTATCGTAGGCGCACACCACCAAGTAGTAACTGCGCCCATGGCCCAGGATTGTCCCGCCGGTGGAGGCGGTTGTCCCCTGGCGCCGCACCACTGGCGCGCTCAATGTCTCCGAGAAGATATTGACTGGCTGTAAGCCGCGAACTCGTAAGCGTGCAATTGAGGTGCCCTCGGCCGCCGCCTCGTGCTCCTCCGCAATTCCGAAAGTCCACTCCGTTTCGTCGTAGAGCGGATCACTGGCGTTAGGCTGCGCGTAGTATGGTCCCCACGGGAACGCCGGCCGCTCCAAACGGTTGCGGTATTGGGGCACGTCCGCCACGTCGGGCGCCTGGCCGTAGGAGTCGAGATAGAAGTCGTCGTTGTGGCGCAGGGCGATAAACTCCGCGGTCTCGTGGTTCATCGCTGGCCGGATTTGGAGCAGCCGGATTAGGACATTGCTCAGGTTGGCGTGCGTATCGGACAGCCGGCAGATATGGCCCGCGCGCAGCCGCACGGTCCCCATGCCGTGCTCAAAACGGTAGATCTCACTACCGCCCGTGTCGCCGCGCCCGTTGCAGCGGTTCTGCTCGGCGAGGTAGCGTCGCGCCATCCGCTTCGCCTGATCCAACGTGTTGATGCCGTCCGCATCGAATGGCTGGGCGACTTCCTGATCGATCCGCGCCGCCGCATCCCCATCGATCATCGAGAGCGAGTCAGCCTGCCAATCGCGCTCGGAGTTCACGAATGTGCAGTACACCCGGTTTGGGGTGGCCCCGTTCGGAGCAGGCATGATTTTCAACGAATGCCGAATAATCTTCGAGAAATCGTAGGCCAGGTATCCGTTGACCGTCGCGCCGGCCAGACTCTTCGAGGACACCGCCACGTCGTAATTGCTGCCCGCCACTGTAGATGGCTGCTGGCTTGCCAGCGTCCCGCGGTAGAAAACCTGGAGCTTGCCGTTGGTGCTGTTCGGCACGAGGTCCAGGCCCGCCCCCTGCCTCACCTTGCGGATGATATCCGCCGCGCTTTGCCGCTGCGACAGCACGAGAGAACAAGCCGCCCGTGCGTGCGAAGAACTAGCCCCGTACTGGTCGGTATAACTCACCGTCGCGTCGCAGATTGCCGCGGCGTCAATGAAGGTTTGAATCTCCAGGTCCGAGTAGGAGATCCCAGCCTTGACGAGCAGGTCCATCAGTACCCAAACCGGGTTGTCGGAGTACACGCTACTGGACGTACTCACACCGGTGTATACGCGGATTTTCGGACCTTTCACGAGCACCCGCACGCGCGGGGTCGAGGCGGGATCAGCCGCGCGCCGCGGAACCACCCAGAGGATCACGGCCAGGGACCCATAGGGGTCTCCGTCACCGTTGTATGGCACGTCCGCGTTGGCCGAGCCGTCGCGGTCCCCGCGACTGATCACGTTGTACCGGAGTAGCGGGTCGCGCACCGAATAACTGGTCGCTCCGGTGATGTCGTTGGCGGGTTGCAGTTCTACGTCGTTGACCACTACGCGGAAGATAGACTCGATCTCTCCGAGGCAAATCAGCGCCTCGCCGCGCGTGCTGTTGCCGTCCCCGATGACGTTAAGCACCTTGGCATCCACCCAGGCCGTGCCGTAGACCATTGGCACCACATCGCCGTATTTCGCGTTGTTCGGGTTGTTCTGAATGTCGAGCCATTGCCCGCTGGTGTACTCCCGCGAGCGGCTGCCGGCGGGCGGGTCCCAGGTAATGTTGCCGCGCCGGGTCGGCTGCGTGCAGGTTTCGTTGGTGTAGCTACATGGCGGCGCCGTGGCCAAGTCCCGTGTCTCCCCGCACCGGTAGAAGATGGAGTCCGCGTCGGACGCCTCGGCACGTTGAGCCGTTGTGGTTGGGTTGATCCACGGGCACCGCCGCTGAATGGGCACTGACGGCAGGTAACGCCGCTGCAAATTGAGCTTGTTCGTAGCGCTGACGGTCAGCGTATCCAGATCTGCTTGCGCGGGATCGCAGACCCCAGAGAACTTGCGGATGGAATCGCTCGAAAACGTCGAGGTCCCCGCGTCCCAGAGCAGGAAATCGAGCACCAACGTCGCGCCGCGAAAGCCTTTCGCCTGCTCGTAGTTGATCAGGAGTTCTTTGTCGGCGTCTGCCAGGGTCAAAGAAACGCGCGGAACAATATCAATGCCGCCTTGGTCAAAACCCTGGATCGCACCCAGGTCCATTCGCAGGATGCGCCCGTAATAGCTGTTTCCGCCATAAGCGTACCCGCCCTCAGCGGTGTTCAGAGGGTGGGTCGAAAGCCGAAGGACGGCCGCGTCCGAAAACGTGATTGTGGCCAGGTAGAGCGGTTGGTAGCTGACCGCTATATCTTTCGCTGCGTTGATCGTGGTCAGCGCCACTTACGCGTACTCCTGAATCACCACCCGGACAGTGTTTTCGTTGTAGCCGACTCGGACGGCCGTCAGTTCTTCCCCGACGAACCGGCATTTCGTGTGGGTCGTCGTCGTGTCAGGGTCCGTGAAAGTGAATTCCTCATAAGCCCCGCCACGGGCAACCCAGAAATCCTTGAGCGTTTGCAGGTCGGCATCGCTCAAACCGGTAAACTCGATCTCGAACGAATGCAGAGGCGTCCCGCGCTCGTTGTAGCTGTACCGCCAGCCGTGCGGCATGTCGCTATGGATATTGGGATACTCGCGGCGCATGGTCCATGGCATGCAGACCGATACGCCGCTGGCGAGAGTGGGGAAAGCAGGCATTTAGGGTGCTGTTTGGCGACAGGGCAGGCGCAAGCTATAGACGCCGCGCTCTGTCTCGCGCAGTTCGAATGTATCTGTTTCGAAAGCCATGTTTTCGTAAGTGGCGGCCCCGAGCGTGATATCCCACGTGTTGTCAAAGCCACCCTTCACTGAGTCAAAAAACGTCTTGATCGCGGACGCCTCGGAGTAGGTGATCCGCTCCAGTGTCAGCAGGAACCGCGCCAGGCCGGAACACCGCCGCCAGCGCTGCTCCGAGAAGTCGCTGAACTGAAGGATGGCGGTCGGTCGGCGGTCCATCTCCGTCAGGGGATAAAGCGTCACCACGCCGCCGAACGGAGTCGGGAAGCTCGCCATCTACATGCCCCCCAGCACGGTTTCTCGGGCGGTCTGGTTGAGCCCGTGGCCCTGCTGCATGGCGTAGCGCACACCGTCCGCGATATCGCTCGAATGATCGAGAAAGCTTTTGGAGTCCATTGCCTGCACCTGCACCACAATGGTTTGCTGCCCGGCGCGGATATTGCCCAGATAGTTTGAATCGAACGAGCGGCCGTACAGGTCCATCGAATAGGCCATAGGATCGTTGCCGGTGAACTTGGCTTCCTCGATCAGCTGGTTGATCTGCTTGTCTCGCCGCTGCTTGGGGTCCCCGAGTAGCGCCGCGCCGAGTCCGGTCGCCAGCGCCGCACCCAAGAGGATCGGAGCCAGTGGCCCGGTAGTTGGTGCCAGCATTGCCAGCAGGCCGCCAGCGCCACCGAGGATGGCACTGGAGCCCTGGAGTGCTCCCTGGGCACCGCCGGCGCTGAAGCCGCTGTACGCCCCGAATGCGGACCCTGCAACCAACCCGGCGACGCCGACACCTTTCATCAGATTCGAACTGCCGCCACCGCCGAATTTGAAACCAAGTTGATTTGCTATCGAGCGATTGACCGCGCTATCCGCTGCTGTCCCCGTCATGCCAGGAAGCCCGTTGCTGGATTGCGCAGAGAAGATGAAGGGATTACTCCCGGAACCGGAGAACAAGCCGCCTGGGAGCCCCAGAGCGCCAGCGATCGAGCCGGTAGCGCCGCCGCCCAGGAGAGCTTGCGTGTTGCGCTCCGTCGCCTGCGTGTTGCGGTCGGTTGCGGTCTTCAGGTCAGTTGAAGCGAACGGCGTCCCGGCGAGGAGGCGCCCGAACAGATTCGGCGTTCCGTCCGCGTTGCGCTGCCCCGGTAGGTTCAGGGCGCTACCCAGGCCCGCGAATTCGCCGGCCACATTGCCCACGATGGCGCGCCCGACGCCAAGCCCTTGCGCCTTCACGAAGTCACGAATGCCGCCCCCGCCGCCCGATACCAGCGCGTCAAAGGCTTGCTGCACGTTCGCTTTGAACTCGCTCAACCGCCGCGCCTGAATCTCCAAGAGTTGCAACTCCCGATCCTGAAGGATGCGGGTCTTCTCGGCCTGGACGTCGATCGCGGCCCCGAGCTGAACCTGAAGGTCGACCGCTTGGAGGCGCAAGCCAATAGACCGCTCCAGCGCAGCGATCTCACCACCAGGACCAGCCAGCAGTTCCGTTTTGCGCGCTTCGAATTCTACTTGCTGCTGAAGGATCGAAAGGCGCTGCTTGTCGCGGTTGAGCAGTCCTTCGCCAAAGGCGCGCTGCTGTTCGCTCACGCCTTCGTTTTCGATTGGGCGGCCCACAAACACGGGTGCCCCGCGATTGGGCGACTCCAGCGCGGAGACTGCCGCCGCTACGTCCGCATCAAAGATCGTCTGCCGGCCACGGTTGCGAGACTCAAACGCGCGCCCAGACTGTTCAGACAGCGCCGCATCCAGCATCCGGCGCGAAGCTGATAGAATCCGCTCGCGCTGGTTTGCTGTCACCGCCTCGGCAAATTGCTTCGCGCCCTCGATTGCGATTCGATCCAGCGCAGTCAGCCCGGAATCAAACGAGCGCAGCACGAAATCGCGGACCGCTTGTTCCGCCTGCTTTGCCTTGACTGCGAACTGCTCGCGAAGGCTTTCGTTCTCGATTGCCTTGGCGCGCGCCGCATCGAATGTCGCGCCACCGGTGAACAACTCCGGGCGCTGCATTCGGACTTGCTGCTCCGCAATATCGTAGCGGCTGACGGAGACGCCGCCGCCGAGGTCAATCTTGGCCGGAACTTGCAGAAAGCTCTTGCCGCGCATGCCGACGTCGAACGGAGTATCGAAGCCCTGCGTGCTCTTGTTGATGTTGACGTTTTCGAGCGCGTAGATCTGGGCGAATCGCTGCGCGGCTGATTTTCGGATCTGCTCCAATTGCCCAGTGAGCGCCTCGAACTTCAGCCGGTACTCTTCGCCGCGGGCTCCGCTGGCGTTCAACTCCGCCTGCATCTGCTGGACGCGCACCACCGCCGCCTTGGCGTCCGTTTCGATCCGCTTGAGTTCCGCTTCGTTGACGAGTTTGCTCAAGATCGGAGCCGCCGCGAATCCAGCGACCCCGCCAACCGCAGCCAGCGGAGCAGGAACGCCCGCCAGCGCCAGAGCGCCAAACACTCCGCCACCCAGAGCCAGCCCTCCGCCCAAAGTCGCTACCGCGCTATTATTTTTCGTGATCCACTGGAATAGCTCAGTGAGCTTGGAAATCCCCAGGCCGAGTGCGGGCACGAAGTTAGCCCCAACCGCGTTACTGGCTTCGTCGATATACCGCTGCAACGAGGTCAACTGCTTGCCGGCCGTCCCCATTGCGGCCTCGTATGTCCCCGTGATCTTCGCGCCTTCACGGAGTACGAGATTCATTGCCGTTTGCGTCTTCTCGGTATCGAGGAGATCGCGCCCGAGACGCCGCGCCGCCTTCGCATACTCCTGCTCGAAGTTCACCACAATCCCGTAGGTACGCAACACCTCCGGCTGACGGGTGACGATGCCGTGAATGATGCCGTCCAGCGCCTCGCTGCTGTTTTTGCCGGCGATGACCGCCGCGTCCTGCGCGACCCGCGCCAACTGGGTCGACTTCGCCACGTCCAATTGGGCGAAGATCATCCGGTTGATGACCGAGAGGCTGTCCTGGGTGGTGATGCCGAGCCCCTGGACTGCTTTCGCTTGACCGAGGACCGCCTGAGTACTGAGATTGTTGACCCGCGCTAACTGCTCAGTCACTACGGCAAGCGTCTGCGTGCGTGCCGCGTAGGTGGCGGAGTCCGCCAGCGTGTTCTTGACGGCGGCCCCGTATGCCGCGATACCAGCCGCGATCAAGCCGAACCGACGGGCGGAGGATGCCGCTGTCTGTTCCGCCGCCTGCATGGCGTCCTTCGCGGCGCGTTCCTGCTCCTTCGCGGCGCGTTCCTGCTCCCGCAAAGCGCGCGTGGATTCGTCGGCGGCTTTTGTGGCTCCGGTCGCGATTCGCCGCTGGGACTGCTCGACGACGCCGGCCAGCCGGTTCATCGTTTCCTCGAAACGGCGTAGCTCCGCTTCGCCGCGCGTGGCGGACTCGACGATCAACGAAAAGCGATCAGTTGCGGGCATTGTCTCGCGCTTTGTGTTCCGCCGCGTCGGCGGACTCAATTACAGCGATCGCGTCGTGGTACCAAGCAGGCCAGCGGTTTGCGGTCGGGCCGAACAATGCCGCGCCATGTTCCTTTGCGATGCGCCCGCGTTGCACGATCTCAATCAGTTGCATGCTGTCCTGGGTGATATAGGAGACCGGGCACTCGGAAATGGAGGTATCGGGGATTGCGATCTCTCGCTTCCGTTTTTCTGACTCGACCGTGATGCGAGCAGACCAACAGGGACGGCGGCCGGCGTCCACCGCGCCGGGAAAATACCGGCGACAGTTTCGGTTTTCGTGCAGTTTGCTTTTTCGGCAGACATCGCAATCGAAATGGGCCTCTCGCCAACCACCTACGCGGCTGAAGTGGTAGGCGATTCGGAGTTTTTTTGCTGGTCCTCCGTCAATCCAGATGTCGCCTCGCACCGGTTCACCATCTCTTCGAGCAGGTCTTCCGGCGCGGAGTCCAGCAACGCTTCGACGGTCAACTCCTGGCCGTCCATCAAGCCGATCCCGTCAATACTGACGTAGCAGGCCCGCAGCGCATTCGGAACAATGACCGAGAGATAGATTCGGTTCGCCTCGTCGTTCAGCCGCGCGATTTCATCCGCGTTCGGACTGGCTTCCAGTGCGGCGGCGCGGCCAGCCTCGTCGACGCCAGCGATAACCTCGTTATAGAGCCTGGCTGAGCGCCGGATCTTTTCCCGGTACTGCGCCAACTCTTCCGCGACATTGGCATCGCGGCGCGCCCGTTGGATGTGGTTAAGCACCCGCAGGGTAAATAAGACCTGGGGGTACTTTTCGGACTGGAAAGTAGCGGTTTTTCGCAGGAAAAGCATTAGGTTAGGGTGATCACCATTTCGTCAGAGGTCGTGGAGTTCGTCATGCTCGCCGGATTGTCGGCAAACCCGAGAACGTATTCCGGACTCGAATCATCCAGCGTTTCGGACCCGAACACAACGCCATTCAGGCCAAACGTCGCGGTATAACCCGCGGTGTCGCCAAACACTAAACTGATATCGACGGCAGTCTTGGACCGCTGCAAATCGCGGAGCGTGTTGACGGCCGCTTCGTTCTCCTCGAAAATGCGAATGCTTGCCGTGATGTCGCGCACGCCCGCGATCGGCACGGTGGGCACGCGCGAACCGAAGGCATACCGAAGCGACCGATTCAGCCGGCCACGAATCGAGAACGATTCCACTTTGAACGTGCTCACCGCATTGATAGTCAGGGAGCCGATGAAGCCCGTAATGATATTTCCGACGTAGGTCGGGGAGGGCTCACTCGGGAATGCGCTCAGTCCAGCTTTCTGCGCTGCCGAGAAACTAGCGAACCCGATCGACGGCAGCACAAAGGAGCACGGCCCGCCCACGCGAATCACCAACTCCCCGTCTACCGTAGCGATCTCGAAATCATCGACCAGCGCGCCCCAGGCGCACCGCTGCGCGACGTTGGTGGCGCTACCGCCCACCGTCCGGAAACTGTAGAGCGTAAGCCCCGGCACGGCATCGGAGAGCGAATAGACGACCGACGTACCGCCGCTATCGACTCCGGCTTGACCAACGATGGCTTCCAGAATCGCGTCCATATCAGGAGGCGTCCCCGCCGTCCCGGACATCTGAAAGGGAATTTCGGCGCGCCACGCATTGCCCCCGCTGCGGCCCTCGATCCCGGCCAGGCGCCCCAGCGCGCCCGTCTTCGCGGCGGAGGTGATCACGTTGCCGCCGAATCCCGGCAGTTCCAGGCGAATGTGCTTGCAAGCGTCGGAGCCCGCCAGTGTCGCTGTTCCTGTCGAGTTCGGGATCGCCGCGGCATAGGGATGCGTGACCTGCACGTACATCCGTTCGTTCTGACTCAGTAAGATGCCCATCTAATTTGCCTCCAGATTGCATTGCATTGTGAGGGCGATCCGCTGGCCCCAGCCGTCGCCATAAAGTTGCACGGGGTCCCGCGTCACACGGTACCCAACCAGCCGCACTCCCGCGGCCGTAAACGTTGCGGAGCCAGCCGCGATTGCCGTCAGCAGCGCTTCTTCCATGGCATCCGCGGGCGTCTCAAAATCTCTTGTCTCCCAGGCGTCAGCGCGGGTGAACTCGATCTCTTCCCGCTTGATTTTTCGGTACTGGAGATAGGCTTCGGCGTGCGCCAGCACTTGACCCGAGAACTTGAACCCTTTCACCACGTGATCGTTCACCGCTTCGCTGGTGTAGATCACCAGCCCCGGCAATTCGATCAATTTCTCGACTTCCGCGGCTTCGGGGTCAATGTAGCCTTCCAGGATGTTGGTCTTCTCCACCCAATCGACCAGCAACCCCGTAGACGTTGCCGAGGCATTGATGCCCGTCGATTCCGCGGACAACGCCGTCCGTAAGGCGTCCCTGACTGTCTTCCGGTAGTTAGGCACTGCGTCTGTACGGGGCTTGGCGAGAAAATGCCGATTCGCGCGAGACGGGTCGGCGCCTGGGCGCGTTCGGCGTCAGTTGTTGGAGTGTCGTTTGAACGTTCTGTTTGAACAGCACCGTCGAAATGCGGCCCATAGCAATCTGATCGCGCGGCGAGAATAGGAGCAGGTCGCGATAGATTCGCGCCTTCATGCGGCCCAGCCTGCCCGTAGCGTCGGCGACCGCCCGGAAATCGTCCGCATACCGCGGCTTGATGCCGTCGAGCAGCGCACCGGTGAGGCGCAAGTCGCGGCGGTTACCCTTGCCCGCCCGCGTCTTGCGAATGGCGTAACGCTTCGTGAGCGGCTTCGTGGGCGCGTCATTTTGATCGATGGCGCCGGCGAGCCTCGCTTTGATCGATTTCAGCCCCACTTCCAGGATTTGGAGATGCTGAAGCTTTCGCAAGCCAAATCCGCGCAGGCGTACCTTGACGCCGTTCCAGCGGATGCGAATGTCGGGAATCATAGGAGCCCGCCGAAATGCAACTCTAATTGCCAGCCGCTCGCCAAGGGTTCCGGCTTTTGGACGATGTATCGCCCGCCGTCATACTCAACCACATCCCGCTCGCGCGGGTCGTCCTCGAAATCCGTGCCGAAGGCGAGCAGTCGCGCGCCGGGGTGCTGTTCTTCAATTTCGATCCCGTCGCGCAGCGTGAGAGTGATCGTATAGGAGGGAGCGGTGAGAGGATAGTACTGGCACTCCTCGCCAAACTCCGCGAGAATCGCAGAGCTTAGGTCGGTAGCGGCCTCTGTGAAGTTGGACAGGTCAGTAACTCCCAACGATGCGGTATTCGATGCTGGTGCCGTCCGCCGCCGAAATCTGAATGCCGCTCCCCGCCCGAATCCACGGTAGCGAATAGACCACCGTCGAATTGGCCGCTACGGAGAGATCCTTCGGCGGGCCGATCCGGCAAGGCGCGGAGGCACAAGAGGTCGAGAGATCCTTGATGTTGACCACCTTCGCGCCGGTTGAATTATTGATCAGCACGATCCCGGCGATGTAGGCCGTTCGACTCGCCAGGACCTTGAAGGACTGAAGGACGCAAGATGCGGAGTTCGCATTGTTGACGCCGGTACCGGTGACAGTGAACGTGGTCGCCAGGGGTACCGTCGCTATCGTCCAGGTCGCGTTGAGCCCTGCTTCGGCGCATGACGCCAACACCGCTTGGTCTCCGGCCACGAGCCCGTGACTCCCGGTCGTCGTGACGGTCATCACGCCGGAGCCGTTGGTCGTAACGTTACCGCTCACAGATGCCGTACCGTGAGCGACGCCGATCAACTCCAGGAAGTTGCTGGAGGCGCGGTCGAACCTTTGCACCTGGGCAAGTCCGACCGCCACAAACAAGAGCGAGAGTGCGAATCTCATAGCGTGCCTCAGTGAACGACCGTACCGAGGCTGTAGGCCGTGTACGCTTCTGCGGCCGCGGTGACATTGGTCAGCACGAACAGGAAGCGCTTCGTATTGTTCTGCGCGACCGTCGCCGTACCGCTCACGGTCCCGCCCGATCCGGCACCCACGGTGATTGTCTCGTTTTGGTCCGCAGTATTACGGAGTGTCCACTCAAACGCCGTGCCCACTACCGCGCCAGGAATCGCCGCCACGAGGTCGGCCGCGGTCGGCAGAGTGTCGGCCCGCGCGCCGCCGTTCGGATCGCGCAGGAGCAATCCGCCGAGCAAATGAGATACCGTGTACGTCTGGTCGCTTGCGGTCGTCAACGTGGCCGCAGCCATGAAGTCGACCATGCGGCTGAGCATCGCCACGCGACCCGTGCCTTTGCCGCCAATCAGGACGCTGATGTTCGTGTCGTCTCCGGTGGCGGTTACGGAAGGCGAGGCGCCCGTCGCCGCATTCGAGACTGTCAACTCATTCACCGCGCTGACATTGGCCGGCGTCTTGATAATTTCGTTGCCGCCAGTGTCGCAGATGGCCGTTCCGACCTTCGGCGAGGTCAGTGTCTTGTTTGTGAAGGTCTCGGTCCCCGCCTGCGTCGCCAGCGTCGCGTTGTAATCCGGCACCGTCATCACGCGAGTCTGCCCGGCGGTAACACTGGCCGCCGAAAACCGCGCTTTCTTGGTGGTGTCCGAGACATTCTTGACGATCAGCGCATTATCGGCGTATTCCGCGCCGAGGGCGGGCGTGATGGTGCCTGTCACGGTCAGGTTCCCGCTGATCGCCGCATTCCCGCGAATAACTTTTCTGGGCATTGGGTTCTCCTATCTGTTTGGTTGATTGAAAAAGAGGGGCCGGGATCGCTGCCCAGGCCCCTTGGGGGTCATGCAGGCAGGTTAGATCGTGACTTCCACTAGCACTTCAGGGCGCTTGCAGATCGGCAGGACGTTCGCCTCGGCCCAAAGGTCGAGCCCCTGACCCATCGGTTTCTCCTGTTGCCGCGCGTAGTACGGCATGCCCATCGTGTTCGCAGCCTCCAGGAAGTTGCCCGGCGCCACAACGGTCTCGAAGGTGTTGCCGGTTCCCTCCGGGAAGCAGATACCCTTATTGGTCGCGATGGCGGAGCGGACGTTGCCGTCCTTGTCCGTCCAGGAGGCGTTGTACTCCTCGAACGTGATGCCGCCGAAGCGGAACCCGCTACGGTAGTCGTCCGAGAGGTTCTGGCCGTTGTTTTGCCAGTAGCGGA